TGCAGGCGTCTTTTTGCTTGACACGAACCCAAAGCAGGCTATGGTCCTGGCAATACTCCAGATTGTTGCCATCCTGCTAGTTCTGTGCTTTGAGAAGGTTTTGGAGGTGAAGATATGACAATGACATTCAAAGAAGCGCTGATCGCGCACTTGCGGGGCGAGAAGGTGCAATGCATGGGGTGCGAAGGCACATGGAAACCGTTGATGGAAAAAATTGGTGAAGGCTTGATTCGTTATGTTGACACTCAAAGCTACATGAGTGGACTCTCATTCCGCATCGCGCCGCGCACGATCCTGGTCAACGGCGTGGAGGTGCCAGCGGGGGAGAAGGAAGCTCCAAGCAAAGGTGCAACCTACTATGTTCCAGATCAATCCGAAGAATCGCTCGCATATGATTTTTTGTGGGGAGATGACGATATGGACACTAGATTCCTTGAGCGCGGCCTTGTCTACCTTGACAAAGAATCTGCCATCGCGCGCGCCAAGGCCATGCTAATCACTCAGGAGGTGAAGTGATGAAGCAAGAATACGCATTCCCGCAGTCGTTGCAGGCGGGTGATATGGCTCAGTCAACTGGAGGGCTCACGCTACGCGACTATTTCGCTGCGCAGGCATTGCCCGCTGTGTACGTTGAGGCATGCAAGGAAATGGACAAAACTGGATATCCAGAGCATTGGAAAAAAGGCGTGGCTTTGGATGCATACGCCATGGCCGACGCCATGCTCGCAGAGCGCGCGAAAGGTGCGTCCAATGGTTGAGCTAAAAACGACCTGCGGAACTACTTTCCTTGTTGACGAAGACATTGCGGAAACGATGGGGCGCTTTGCTTGGAAGCTCGATAAGGATGGATACGTTATCCGGAAAACGACGGTTAATGGGAGGCGCGGTATGACCGTGCGATTGCATCGTGCAGTGATGTCGTGCACCGACCCAAGAGTGCTGATAGATCATCGAGACGGCAATAAGCTCAACAACATGCGCGGCAATCTTCGGGAAGCAACGCGAAGCCAGAACGGGCAAAACGGATTTAAAAGAAAAAACAGAGCATCCGTGTTTCGCGGCGTCACTTGGCACAAAAGATGCGGGAAGTGGCAGGCCAGCATCAAGGCGTTTGGGCGGAGCATTTACCTTGGACTGTTCGATGATGAACATGAGGCCGGCCACGCCTATAACCGCGCAGCCATAGAGAGACACGGAGAGTTTGCGCGACTTAACCCTGTAGGGAGAAAGGCATGACTGAGAAAGAGCTTATGAAGCTGGTGGCCGACTACGGCAAGGAATGCATCTCTGCTGGCATTGCAGAGATGAGCCTCAGCGATGCCTTAAAGCAACGCATGGCCGAAGATGTGCGCACGGCGCATGTGGCGCTGACTGATCGGCTGCGCGCCCTTCTGACCGAGCTGGAGGAAGCGCGCGAGGATGCGGCGCGGTATCGGTGGCTGATGGAGCAGTCGTGGTTCCAAGTTGCATTTGATAGGTTTGATCCAGATGATCACGGGCGCATTGACTTGTTTAAATTGGAGTGCAATCGAATCATAGACGCCGCGCGCAAGGTGGAAGCATGACCAACATTGAGAAAGCTCTGGTGGAGCTTGCGCTAGCACAAAGGCGCGTGACCGAAATCAACAAGCTGATTGGCGAGGCATTGAGTGCAAGTCGCGCGGCTGCTGAGAAAACTTGGGAAACGTCGGCATCAGGAATTTCGATTGAGCCAAATGAATGGTTTGGCAGCGCAAAAAATGGGTGGCTTGCCCTGGCCTACCAGATCGAGCGCGAGCATTACGGCTCCGGAGAGTTCGACACCTACTATGCGAACCACGATGGCGATGTGGAGGGATTCCTAGCTGAGAAGTGCCAGCATGCCCTCCGCGCACACCAACTGGTGCAGCAGCGCAAGTCCCTGCGCAAGGCGCTGGGAATAGCAAAACGCCGCGTCACATTCATGGCTAATAGACTGGCCGACAAGGCCGAGAAAGGAAGCGAAGCATGAACCGAGATGACGTTATCAGGATGGCGCGCGAGGCTGACATCATCGACTTCCGCGATGCATCAGATGATCCGCATGTGGCGCAGATGGTTGATTTTCTGATGCGCTTCTCCGCGCTGGTGGCCGCAGCAGAGCGGGAGGAATGCGCACGGGTGGTAGATGCCAAGGAGAAATCCATCTACCTCTGGACCAACACCACCTATTTGATTGAGTGCGCAGCCGCAATCCGAGCGCGAGGCGTTCAGCCAAAGGACTAGCCGCGCATAGTTGATAAAATCAAACACAATGAACCAAAGAGGATAGAGAATGGCGCTAACACCTGAACAGCAAGCACTGGAAGACAAACAGGACAAGGCAGATAGCGTGCATGGGGTAACTGCCGCCGATGCTTTCATGGCAGTTTTTGGATTTCGGCGGGTGATTCAAAAACCATCCAGCGAACAGATTGACAAAGATATGGCGATGCCAGATGGGTGGGACGGTTGATGACGCCAGAACAGCAGGAACTAGCCGACAAGCTCACCAACCTACAGCGCGGCGTAGTGCTGGGGGTGGTTGCGGGGAAGTCTCAGCGCCAGGCTTATCGTGATGCCGGGGGTAAGGCAAAGACAGACGCAAGCGCTGATGCTGTCGTCAGTGAGATGCTAAGCGACCCTAAGGTTGCTGATTTTTACCAAGTCATGATTGCAGAGGCTGCAACTGAGGCCGTGCTGACGCGAGAACAGGCCTTGGAGCGTTTAACTTTGGTTGCTAGTACCGAGATAACTGACATCCTGGAATTTCGCCAGGTGGAGGTTAAGAAGATCGGCAAGGATGGTGAGGAAGAAACCGATTGGGAAACAATCTGGAGCATGAAGGATTCGCCTGATGTTGAGCGCCGCGCCCGGGCTGCAATCAAGTCAGTGACGATGACTAAGCAAGGACCAAAGATCGAAATGTACGATTCGACCGCCGCAATTGCCCAGATTGCCAAGATGCAAGGATGGGACGCGCCGCAGAAGGTTGACCACACCAGCACGGACGGCACTATGTCGCCTTCGCGCGTTGACGAGAGTTTGGTGGCTGCTTTGGTTGATAAGCTGGTGGACTAATGGCAATCAAGCCGATTGAATGGGATTCGCTGAATGTGGCCGAGCGTGCAGCACTTGCGAAGGCTGGTGAGCATTCGCCCTTGGCTTTTGCTTCGTTGTGGTTCAACCTGACACAAGGCGATTCATTTCGAACTAATTGGCACCACCATTACTTTGACTACGCAGCGCGCAAGCTATTGGATGGCGAGGCGCAGAATATCATCGTCAACATTCCACCGGGAGGCACAAAGACCGAGTTTTGGTCTGTGCATTTTCCGGTGTACGCGATGATCAAGCACCGGCGCGTGCGTATTCTGAATACGTCATATTCGGCTGACCTTGTGCGCGAGAACTCGGAGCGTTCGCGTTCGTTGGTCAAGTCGGCTGAGTTTCAGGAGTTCTATCCATACCAGTTCGGTAAAGACAAAGCGGACGACTGGACGCTAGAAAAAGACGGAAAGCGCATCCACCAGCTATTCAGCAGGTCAAGCGGCGGTCAGATTACTGGCGTTCGTGGCGGCTACATGGGGAGCGGGTACTCCGGGCACATTCAGGCCGACGACTGGGACAAGATGGATGACTTGTTCAGCGAGGCCAAGCGCAAGAAATCGCACACGCGGCTGGTTAACACCCTGCGCAGCCGTCGCGCTCACAGCGGAACGCCGTTCATTGCCATTCAGCAGCGCGGGCACGTTGATGATTCGACCGCGTTTCTTTTGTCTGGCGGCATGGGTCTTGCTGTTGATCTACACATCAAGATACCGGCGCTGGTCAACCGTGAGTACATCGACAGCCTTCCGCCGGGGATTCGTGAGCGCTGCATTAAATCCGTGTGCGGCTCTGAATGTGTTGATGGCTATTGGTCATACTGGCCTGCAAAGGAAAGCATCCATGACCTGATTGCGCTTCGCAATGCACACCCCTACACATTCACCAGCCAGTACATGCAAGACCCGTCGAAGCTCGATGGCGGCATTTTCTCGGCTGATGACTTTCTGTACTACGGCGAAGGTGGAGACATTCCAGAGCCGGAGAAGATCGAATACAGGTTCATCACATCGGATACAGCGCAAAAGACAAACACATGGAACGACTGGACAGTTTTTGCGGAGTGGGGCGTGGCTAACGGCCTGATCTACCTTTTGACTATCCAGCGCGAGCGCATGGACGCAAAGCGACTGCGCCAAGCGTTTGAATCGTTCGTCAAGGCGGCATGGTCGCGGAATAGCTCAAAAGATGGAAATCTTCGCAAGGTGATGGTCGAAGATAAATCCAGTGGCACCGGGTTGATTCAGGAGCTTGAGGGCAAACTACCTTTAAGAATTACGCCAGTCCCGCGAGATCGTGACAAGCTGACCCGGGCGCTGGACGTGCAGAGTTTTCACGCGCAGAAGAAAGTAGCGCTTCCGTCCGGTGGGCAGCACAATTACGAATTCATATCCGAAGTCGCATCATTCACAGCCGACGACAGCCACAAGCATGACGACCAGACAGACGTGATGATTGACGCATTGCACAATGTGTTCATTACCAAGGGCCCGATGCGTATCAGCCCTGCCGCTTTGGCTGCCGCAGGTAGACGTTAGAATTCAACCAGTTACGCCATGGAGCCATCAGTGCCAAAACGAAGCAAACACTACACACGCCAGCCCGCGCCAGTTGCGCAAAATCAACCCGTCGCCATGGATGCAGGATTGGCGCTGCGCCGTGCTGCGGATAAGGCGCGCGAGAGCATGACGCCAAAGAGCTATCTGTTAAGCGCGCCAGTGTTGCCTAAGGGCGTGGTGCCAGAGGGCGAGACGCCTGCGGTTGCAATGGATTCGTGCGCGGATATTTACGCCTATGCGCAGCAGGGGTGCAATGGCGCAGGGTTTCAGCCTTTTCCCGGCTATCCCTACCTGGCCCAGCTTGCAACGCGCCCCGAGTACCGCGCATTTGCCGATGCCATGGCTGGAGAGCTTACGCGCGAGTGGATTAGCTTTGATGGCGCGAATGGTGGCGACGATGACGCGCAGGCCGACGCAAACCAAGACAATGAGCGTATCGAGGAACTGACCAAAGCAATCGACCGCCTGGGCCTGAAAAACGTTTTCAAGCTGGCCGCGCAACATGACTGCTTCTTTGGGCGCGCTCAGATTGCCATCACGCTCAAGAACCAAGACCCGTCGCTACCGCTGGTGCTTTCGCCCAACACCGTGCCTAAGGGTAGCCTGGAGCGATTCGCGTGCGTGGAACCCATGTGGTCAACGCCCAACGAATACAACGCCATCGACCCGACCGCGCCGGACTTCTACAAACCGCGCTCGTGGTTTGTGCTGGGCAAGAAGTACCACGCATCGCGCTTGCTGACGATAATTAGCCGACCATTGCCCGATATGCTCAAGCCCGCGTACAACTTCAGCGGAATGAGCCTTTCGCAGTTGGCGGAGCGGTATGTCGATAACTGGTTGCGTACGCGCCAGAGCATTAGTGATTTGGTGAATAACTTTTCGATCACCGCGCTCAAGACCAACATGCAGAACGTGCTGACTGGCGGCTGTGATGGATCGGACATTGCAGCGCGCGCTGACTTATTCACGCTGTATCGATCTAACAAGGGGTTGATGCTGCTGGACAACGAAGGCGAAGAACTGGTGCAACTCAACACGCCTTTGTCTGGCCTATCCGACCTGCAAGGCCAGGCGCTGGAGCAGCTTTGCGTGGTGTCTCGCATGCCAGCCATGATCCTGACCGGCATCAGCCCCAGCGGCTTGAACGCATCCAGCGAAGGTGAGATTCGCGTTTTCTATGACTGGATCAGCAGCTTGCAGGAAAGTGTGTGGAAGGATCCGCTAGACACCTGCATCAAGGTTATTCAGCTCAGCCTATGGGGCGAGATCGATCCCACGATCACCTGGAAATACAACCCGCTGTGGCAAGTGACGGCAAAGGAACAAAGCGAGATTCGTCTGAACAACGCGAACGCTGACGCTACCTACGTGGATCGCGGAATCCTGTCGCCAGAGGAGGTGCGCGAGCGCCTGTCAGCCGACCCGGATAGCGACTACGCGGGTATTGACGTGTCGGAGGTTCCATTTGTTGACGAAGGCGCAGACCCAGATGCAGAGCTAGAAGCCGCGCTAGGCATTCCCGGCGCAGACAAAAGCGTGAGCGAAGCCCAGCGCCGCGCCATGCAAGCCGCCGCCCATGGAGAAAGCACTTTAGGCATTCCCGTGTCGGTAGGCAAGGAGTTTGCAGAAAAGGAGGCGGAGTAATGGCAAAGAAGCCTGCCAAGTACGTCCGCGCCATCCGGCCCAATGCAGGCGTTGAGGCTGCGTATCGTCGCGCCTTGGAGAAGATGGTCAAGGAAATGAACCACAGCGCGCAGTATTGGATTGAGGCGTCATACAAGGCCAACCCGCCGACGCTAGAAATGGCTATGGACGCGCTGCCATCGCAAGAGCTATCAAAGCGCATCAAGGAAGTCGCGCGCAGATGGATCAAACGCTTTGACGATATGGCGGACAAGATCGCCAATCAGTTTGTCGAATCCGGGCGCAGCACCACTGACCGCGCGATGATGGCTGCATTCAAGGACGCAGGCTGGACGGTTGACTTCAAGATGACGCGCGGCATGCAAGACGCCATGAACGCGACCATCAAGGAAAACGTGGCGCTAATCAAGTCGATCCCGCAGCAGTATTTTCTTGAGGTCGAGGGTATCGTCATGCGCGGCTTTACCAAGGGACGCGACCTGCAGCTGATTACCGAAGAACTGCAAAAGCGCTACGGCATCACCAGCAGGCGAGCCGCCAATATCGCCCGCGACCAAAGCAACAAGCTGACCGCAACAACCGAGCAGGCGCGGCGCGTGGAGCTTGGGTTGTTTGAGGCAGAATGGATACACTCGGGCGGAGGTAAAGAGCCTCGCCAATCGCACGTCAAAGCCGGAAAAGAAAAGCGCCGGTTTGATGTGCGCGAAGGATGCCTCATTGATGGGGAGTACATTCTCCCAGGTGAAAAAATTAACTGCCGCTGCGGCTCGCGCGTGATTCTTCCCTTTTAACGAAAGCGAAAAATGACACTCTCAAGATGTATTTACTTGGCTGCGGTAATCGCTTTAGCATTATGGTTGCGTGATGGCTATAATGAAGATAGACAATTTGTCAAGGAATATGAATATTGTGTTTCCGAAACGAATCAAATTAGCAACTGTCTGGACGAACTAGATGCCAAGCGTAAAGCGCTCAAACAGTCTTAGTCTTGCCTTTGATAAGGCATCAGCACGCACGATTGATAAAGACGGGCGCATGCATGTTTCGCGCTCCAATATCTCCAAGGCCAATGTGTGCCCGTACATGGGCAAGGAAATCCCAGGATGGAAAGGGCTTGGAT